ATTAAGCACAAGCACTGGAGCCCGTTTGAAATGGCTTCTATGTGCGTTGAAATCAATACAACTAGAGCTATTGCACCACAGATTCTGCGTCATCGTAGCTTCAGCTTTCAAGAGTTCAGTCAACGCTATGCCGTAGCACTTGACCTTGATATGCCAGACCTTCGTCGTCAGGACACAAAGAACAGACAAAACTCCATTGACGACTTAGATTCTGAAACTACTGCCTTTATTCAGGGCAAGATTGATGACCACTTCCGTGATGCACGTGAACTTTATGAATATATACTTTCCAAAGGAGTTGCTAAAGAATGTGCACGTTCAGTGCTGCCATTAAATACAACTACCAGGCTTTATATGTCTGGTACTATTCGTAGCTGGCTGCATTATGTAGACCTGCGTGGCGATAACGGCACACAACGTGAGCATATGTCTATTGCACAGTCTGTTGGCGACATTCTTGCAGATGAGTTACCTACCATTACTTCTGCAATGTGGGGCTAATGACTAGACTTGATAAACTAAATGAATGCTTGGCTATTGCTCGTAAGCACGGCAATACTTATATGGAACAGAATATCTTAAAAGAAATTACTAGAGAATCTGAAAATCCAAGCACTCATATTTATAAAGATCCCACATCTGATGATTCAACCACCTAATATTGAGACTGATAAATCTGATATCAGTCTAAATAATGAATTTTATCGCAGCTACCGTTGAACTCAGAGATTTCATTGCAGATCCGATCCACGATTATGGGTTGGATTATTGCGGCGCTAACGCTGTTGTGCCCAGTAATGGGAGTGCTAGCGAAGTACGATTCCGAGTACTCTGCTACGACCGTCAAGGACCTAAGCTCCAAAGCTTCCTCGACTGGAAGCCAGGCACCCGTGCGTTGATTACCGGCAATATTGTTTTCTCCTCTGATACAAGCAAGCCCCTTGACTTAATTGTGACCACCATCGAGCAGAATATTCCTGCTGAAATGTACTGCAATCAAGTCGTACTGGGCAATGCTTTCTTTGGGGACGACCAGATTAAAGAACGTAAGAACGGAATGATTGCTACCAAGATTGGTAGTACGCTTGACAACTCTGACGTTACAACTTGGCTATACCTTGAACTACATGAACAATCCAAATCAAAACTTAGTAAGCGAATCCGTAAAGGACGCCCTATCTGCGTCCAAGGATACTTGCGTGAGTATCGCAAGGATGACGATGACAGCCCTTACCGGGCTATCGTCGGGAATGACTTCAGCACTCGCAAAGAACTCGCAAAGACTGGTGGAACTAGAAACCAGACGGGCTCGGCAGCGGGCTACGCGGAAGTCGATCCGACACCAGACTACTAATTACCGTCACGGTAATCTTTCGATTGAAGATAACTACCCCGATTGGTACTGAACACTTTATTTATTACTATTATGAACTTTGACATCAACAACATCGTCCGCTCTCTTGCTATTGCAGCTGTCGGACTGCCACTCAGTATTTCTGTGTCTGGCTTTGTAAATACAACTTCTAGTGTTGCTAGTCGTACTGCTGATAAAGCATTCGATGAGTCACAAGTTGAAGTTGTTAAGCGTGAGTATGGCGATAAGCTTGTGAAAGCTTGCATTGGTTACGTTGTATCCAAAGCAGACAGCACTCTTGAGCGTGAAAGCAAGACTGCGATTGATAAAATCTTTGGCGGTGAAGTTAATTACAAAGGCGTTTGCGACTTCTTTGTATTCTGATGTGTACCCTAAAAGGCTCGCGTAAGGGCCTTTTTTAATGCCAAAAATTTTTCCCACATTTAACATCAATTAGTCTTATATTTGTTGAGTACATAACTCATTAATATGACTCTACAAGTACTGCCTCCTGAATTACTTGAGGCACCCAAAGACAAAATTGAAACTAAAGAACCACAACCCTATTGGAAACCTAGCTCACTTAAAGATGGAGAATCTGAAGAGTTCCGACTCCTTGGTTGCTATGAAACAGGACACGCCATTGTTGGTTGGCAATATGCCTCCGAAGTGCGTGACCCAAAGACAGGTGATCTCCGTTTCAATGGCTTCGTTGTTACTCGGACTCACCCTGGGCAGCCTGATGACATTGCCCGTGAAACCGACTGGTCCAAGCCGGACCGTCCCAAGATTGACGGCTCCTTCGTCAAGCCTCGTCGTTTCCTTGGCTGGGTAGCTACATCAGCTGCGCGTGGTCGCCTTGAAGTTCTGTTCATTGAGCAGAAGTCATTGCGTGAGCAGCTCACTGAAATCTTGCAAGAAGTAGATGACTACACCTGGACTGAAGAAGGCCTTGCTAATTTCTCAATTAAGATTAGCCGTAAAGGAGCTGGCCTTGAAACTGCTTATAGTATCTTACCTAAGGTCCGAGCAGTTCCTGCAAAAATTAAAGGACAATGGGAGAAAGAAAAGGACACTATCTGGCTTCCTAACTTCTTTGAAGGCAAGGATCCATTTGATGGAAAACAGACTGATGAAAAAGGTCTGCCGGCAGGTGGTACTGACAAACGAGGAAGTACCGTAATGCCTAAAACTGCTGAACCTAAAGTTGAAGACGACAACGAATTCTGATTATGTCTAACGTAAATACCGATGGGCTCCCGCCCGAAATGCAGCAACGTATTGCTGACATCATTGAAAAAGCTAAAGAGTCTGCTATTCAACCAGCAGTCACACAGCAACCTGCTGCACCTGCTGCACCAATCCAACGTCCACCTTCACTGATGGATCACGTGATTGCGCTGCGTCAAGAAGTGCAAGCATTGCGTGAAGAGACTGCTTATGCAAGGCAACAAACTGAAGCAGCTGCACAAGTAACCGAGGCCGTGGGTAACGCGGTAGGTCAACTGTACAATATGTTTTTTCAACAATCCGAAGCTCCTACTTATAGCAGCTCGTTCCAAGCGCAGCCGCAGGTAGCGGAAGATGACTACTGAAACGAAGAATGATCTCCCTTATCGTATTCAGACATCTTCAGGTCACCGGAAATACTTGTGTTCCGGTTTATATATGCCATCGGTCACAACCGTCTTGTCCGCGACTGAGACTGAAAAGTCGAAAGCGGGCTTGCGGCAGTGGCAGCTCAACAACCCTGGTGCATTAGAAGAAGCATCTACTCGTGGCTCTGCTATTCACCTTGGTTGTGAGAACTATCTGCGTGGCTTAGACCCTGGTGTACCTGATGAGTATCAAGATTTTTGGAATGGAATCACCCAATATCTTGACTGGTTTGATATCATACATTGGTCAGAGCGCCCGCTCAGACCTGACTGGTATCACTTACGTAGTGATGATAAAGAAGTTGCATTTGTATGGAGTACCGAACACTTATATGCCGGCTGCCCTGACCTCATTGGTGAGATTGGTGGTGTCAAAGTCATCGCTGACTTTAAGACAAGCACTGGTCCTTATATGAATCGGTTCCCTGACCAAGGTGACCGTATGGGATTCGGCGGCTGGCGAAAATACCAAAAGTGTGCTCAACAAATGGCTGCTTATCGTCTCGCTTTAGCAGAGCGTACTGGTTATAAATGTGACGTTGCTTTGATTATTGTCTCTACTCCAGAGACTACACAAGGCATATTCATAGACACTGACCAGATGGATTTGTATGAATCTAGATTCCTTAAACGAGCAAAGATGTTCCACGATAAATTTGATAACGATGAAGTTGAAGATTGCAGTTCATAAGTCCTGCAAGAACAAAGCAAATCCACAAAAAGTTGCTAAAGGCTGGTCCAACATCTTTGAAGATGTGCACTGGCTTATGGGATGGGTCAAGGCTGGCTACGGCTGGACTGCGACCCATTTTGCTGACCGTCACCGTAAAGCTGAGAATGCTTGTGGCTCGAACCTTGTTGTCATTGACTTCGATGGTGACACCACACTTGATGCGTTCTGGGCTACTGATACTGCTAAGCAGTGGTGTGTAGCTACTTACACCTCATCTAGTCATACAGAGAAAGAGCACCGCTTCCGTGCTTTGTTTCCACTAGAGCGTGAGCTGCGGTCTAGTCGTGAGCACCGTGGTGCTTACTGGCTTATTGTTAATCGTTTGCTGCAAGAGCTACAGCTTGCTGAGCTTAAAGATAACTGCGGGCAAAAGCCTGAGCGTCTTTGGTATGGCAACACCAAAGCTGTTGTACAGCTCAATGAAGCAGCCATTGTTCCTGAGTTCTTACTCAATGACATTGACTACGAAGAAGCTACTGACTTTGTCCGTAGCGACATTGATGACCGTGACGTGCAGCGTTGTCAGTGGCTGCTGTCTAACTTCCTGAGACCATCAGAAGACGGTGAGTACGAGAGCTATTACGTTCCTGTACTTGCTGCTTGTGCTGGCATTGGCGGTGATGTCTTTGATGATTGGGTTGCTTGGGTTCTTAAAGGACACCACGGACACAAAGAAGAAAATATTCAACCTTTCAAATGGAAAGGTCTCGGTAACTATGCCGGGCACACTACACTGTATTCGCTTGCAAAGAAGCAAGATCCTAATTGGACTTCATATCTACCAGCACACCTAAGGTTTGGTGCTGTTGGTTCAGCTGTTGGTTATACAGAGTTTGACCCACAGCCTGATTTTGATGAAGTCTTTGTAAGCAATATCTCTACCCCTGAGGAAAATAATATGCTTGAACCGGAGCCGTTACCTGATGTATCTGTTGTCAGTATTAAACGAGGTAGGCCAAAAAAGTCCTCGTCCGATGCGGCTAAAGAACGTGAGAAAGATGTAGACCAAGTCAAAGAAATTCTTCAAGACTTACGTAAGAATGAATTGACTGGTGCTATTGAATACACTGACGCAACTGGCCGTAGTCGGGTACTTCAAGGTAATGACCTTGACTTGATGACAACAAAGCTTGCGTGTGAGCACGGTGTGTTCATCCCTGAGCCACGTGTGAAAGCTGCTATTCAGTATGCAGCTGGTATGAATTCATACTGTCCAATCAGGCGGTACCTGGACCATTGCAGTGCACACGCTAAGCCTCACGCTGACTGGGAGCGTATTGGAGAAGTCTTCCTAGGTAACCAGCACAACATTGCCACACTCGCTATGCAGCGAATGATGATTGGCGCTGTTGCTCGTGCGTATAACCCTGGCTGCAGTATGTCTTGGCTGCCCATCTTGGTGGGTGCACAAGGCGTTGGTAAGTCTATGTTCAGCCGTAACCTTGTACCGCCTGCTCTGTTCTCTGAGGTGACTACACCTCTTGAGACACTAATGAAAGAGCAGTACCGGTTGCACGTTGCTTGGTTGCTTGAGCTTCCTGAGATTGATAACTACTTCAACGTCAGGAACATTGAGAACTTCAAGAACTTGATTACCACTCGTTGTGATGAAGTCAGGCGTCCTTATGCTGCATTGCCTGAGCGTCTGCACCGTAGGTTCGTACTCATTGGTACGACCAACCGTAACCAGTTCCTTGTCGATAGTACAGGTAACCGTAGGTTTGTACCGCTTGAGATTGGCAGTGGCTTTCAGATTCCTTGGAAGCAGCTGGCTGAAGAGCGTGATTCACTGTGGGCTGCAGCTGTTGCTGCTTACCGCAACGGTGAGCACTATGAGTTCAACAGCGGTGAGATTGCAGCGATTGCTGATTACATTCAAGAGTTCGGTGACCCTGACCCTTGGATGGATAAGGTCTCTGCTTATGTATCAATACGCAGCGAAGTTACTGCTGCAGAAGTATTGACGCACGCACTTGACCTTGACCCACGCAATCAAGGAAGACGTGAAGCTCGTCGTGTTGCTGATGTATTGCAAGCAATGGGTTGGCGACGACTTGTTACTTCACGTAAAGATGAGTCTGGTAAATCTAAGTCGGTGCGTATTTGGCAGCGACCAAAGAATGACCCTCTGACTGAAGACCATATTCTCAACGACTTCTAATTATTTATTACTATGAACGTATCTGATATTCAAATTGGACTCCGCGTCCTTGTCAAACAGAATGATATGACTGCTCTTGTAGTAGGCAAACCTGAGTACTATACCCCCAAAGCGAAGTTGGTTCGTATAAAGTATGAGAACAGCACTCGTTATGAATATATGATTAACAATCAGCTGGAAGCTCTACCTAAACATCTGCAATACCCTGCTCTTGGAGGTAGTTACGAAAAACCTGAAAATAGTTTTTGAATTATGAGTGAAGCAAAACCTAGCCGTAAAGTTGGTGGTCACGCTTATGGCCGTCGTACTGGAAACATCTCTAATACTGCTGAAGAAGGAGAACTCTGTATTTACACAGGGCACTCGCTAGGTCGCTTCTCCTCACATTCAATGCGTTTTGATAGCCATCAAGCGTGTGTACGTTGTGTTGCAGCAGCACGTGAAGGCAGGCTGTCATTTGATATTGACCGTCTACTAAAACGTGAACGCAAGCGTGCTTTGAAATTCTGGTCACAAGTTGACATCGGTGATCCCGATGAATGCTGGAACTGGAATGGCTGCATTAATAAACGTACTAAGCAGCCACAGTTTGCTTGGCGTCGTCACGGCATTAGCAGTTCTACCCAGCATCACCCGCAGCGTGTTGCTATGTGGTTTACCTGGGGTGACCTTGGCTACACAGGTGTCAAGACTACTTGCGGTAATAAATATTGCTGTAATCCATTTCATTTAATTCCACAAAACGTCGGTGTCTTTGTTGACCACGATAGTTACATGGAATCATTTGAGCTTGCTTGTCAGTTGCATACACTCAAGCAGCAAGTTGCTGAGTTTGTCATTGAAGAAGCACTGAAGTTTGAACGTATCGCTGACCAGTCCCAAGAAATCGATAATCGTTCTGACCTTATCCTTAATCCTAATACTGAGTTTGGTGACCGCTTTGAAGCAGTGATGACTGACCTACTCACTGGTCGTCACATCAGTCAGACTGAACCTAACCAGCCTGGTATGTACCGTAAGCCTACAGATAATGAAGATGAAGACGAACAACTTGATTATTAATCCACATTATTAATTAATAACACTTATCCTAATTAAGAGAGTCATTTAAAAATGTCTAGAAGATCCGATTTACTTCAAGAATTACTTCAATCTAAAAAGTTTGGAGATGAGAAGAAGCAAGAGCAACAATTCCTTTTGGCGACTGCAGAGTTAATTCTGTATGACCTTGTGAATACTGCTTTGAACGGTGTTGAAAAGCACGGTGCTGGGTCTTTGGTCATCAATCTACTTAACGACTCATCTACATTTATGTCCGGTCACTCAATTGAATTTGATATTCGTGTTGCTGAACGTGAGCGTGATGAAGATGTACTTGAGTTCTTACGTAAATTGATGGAAGAGATTGATGAAAATGACTGGAGCAAGAACGTTTTAATTACCTTGATTAGTGATGCTGGAACAAGAACATTTGCTGTCGAAGCAGGAGGGAGCCAAGAAAGCCTCCGAGCGTTTGCAAACGAATTTATCGGATAAACTCAAAGCGCAAGGGCTAAAGCTCCCGCTGTATCCAACGCCTCAAATCATTGAGCGTGCTCGTACGGTGATGGGCGGCATTGACTTTGACCCTACCTCTGACCCTGTACAGCAGGTGCTAGTTAATGCAACGTCTGTTCCGTCGTTAGAGATTAATCCACTGCAAGAGCACTGGCACGGCAACGTATGGGTGTCACCTAAAGGTGCTGTACGTAACTCACGCATCTGGTTTAACAAGACAGTTAATGAATACCGCAACGGTTACATCAATAGCTTCTTCTTCTTTACCAGTGCATCTGAGATGCTGCGTGCATCACCCGTTGCTTGGGATTACCCAGTATGTATCCCGTTTAAACGTATCAAGCAGCTAAAGGCTACGAGCAAAGGGTTTGAACCTGTGTGTCCATCGACTTGGAACTTCATTGTCTATGGCCCGCCAACTGATGCAGTCATCTCTGACATTGATAAAGTCACACTGTTCTATCACACCTTCCGTGACATCGGTCGTATCGTCTACAACGAGTTTGCCGGCGATAACTGGAAGAAAGACCTCGCTTTTTATGAAGAGAATAAAGGTGAGATCTGATGAACAAGAATTTAAACAAAGACCTGCTTATTAAACTTCCGTCTGAAACGATTGTGCATCCGTGCCGATTGATTCAAAAAGATGGTACGTTGATGTGGAAGCACGCATTCACTGAGTACACAGTACCTGAGACGTTAGCTCAAGAGCAGCACATAATAAAAACTGCTCAGCGCCTAGAGGAACTGAACAGTTGGGTGTCTCGTGATTTAGATGTGTGGCAGTGTCTTGTACCTGTTTATTGGTTCTGTCCTAGCACTAGCGAATTATCTACTGGCTACACTGTTTATTTCAAGCACGCGCTCTACGATAATAAACACACTTATGATTGTCTGGTCTCGCATATACTGCCACACGAGACCCTTATCTTTCGCAATGACCTTTTACAGTTCAAGCGATGTTGACGCGACCTATCGGTCGCTTTATCATTTTAGCGACTGAATCAAACGCTTAAGATACCATTCTGCTTTCTCTGCATCTTGCACAGGGTTATCTTTCAACCACATACGCAAGATGTATTTGATGACCTGACCTTGCAGCATTCCTGCTTTAGGTGTAGGCGCATCTTGAATAGCATCTTCAATGACATCAATGACTTCGGTCTTGCCTGCAGTGTAATGATTAGGCGAGTTAACCTTATCTTCTGACTTAGTTTTGGCAAAGTCAAATGTAATAATGTCTGCACCATTCCCGCCAAGCACGGTAGGTCCATCATCATCTAAGTCTTTCCAATAATCGCCTTCCCAGTCTGTAAACACTGTTTTCCAGCTGCTCATTTCTTTAAGACCTTTGTTGATTTCTTCGTAATCCATGTATCGCGTTTGAATAACATACTACCTAATATAGAGAAGAAAATGATTATATGAGAGATATGCCTGCACCTGATGGTGACCCTACATTCATCAAGAATAAAGAGCGTTACTTCATTGAAGTAGCACGCACAATCGGTACTGCATCTACCCATCCGATTGTTCCTGGTGGTTGTGTGCTTGTACGTGATAGAGAGATTATTGGTGATGGTCGTTCAGTCTTAGCTAGTTCAAAGGTAGAGATTGACTGTATTACTTATGCCATTGCTACTTGCGCCAAACGTGGTACACCAACAGCTGGTGCAGTGATATATAGTACCCGTTATCCATTCTCTGCATCTGTATTTCAGGCGCACTTGATGGGTATCCGTAAGTTCATTGTGCTTGCACACGAATGGGAACCATATTACAAAGATGAATTCAGACGTGCTGCTCGTCTAGCAAGAGAGCTATCGATTGCTATTGAGCCATTGTTTGACGATGAAGATAAACGCTTTGCTACTAGTCAGCACAAGCTAGATGAATTTGACCCTGTAGATACTGATACTAAACACGATGACGAATGAACTTTTGTTTGACCTTGAGAGCACTGGCTTGCTTCGTTGTGGCTCAACCATTCACTGTCTTGTA